TGCAATTGACGTATCGGAATACGACGCACGTGTTGCGCCCGTGCGATTAGGGTTTAAACTCTCCTTCAGAGCTGTGCCTGGCCTATGCAGGATCTGGCACGGTATCTAGGGCAAATACGAGTGGTACCCCAATAAAACAGAATAAATTATAATCAGTACCGACACCCGCGTACACATCAAAACAACGCTCGCGTGGTGTATTACTTAACAGGGCAGACGCTCTAAAATTATAGCCGTCAGTCTGGCTTTCGTCATAGTCTGCCCCGGCGGCACCTTTAAAAGTATCTAGCATTCTATATCTACTATACATTGGTACTTCAGCAGACAAACCTGTCTGCGTCAGCTGATTAGTTAAGCACATGCCTCCCCACCCGGTGGCACGCTGATTATTATACCATTCTTTAGTGGCAGCGCCTCCTACGGCGGAGTCATAGCGGTCCCAAAACCTGGAGGTAAACAAACCATCACGAGATCTCTGAATCACCATGTCGCCTACGGCAGCCTCGTCCATCATATTATATTTATATCTATAGGAACCCCTCTCACCCAAAAAGCAAATACGCATCCAAGAGGAGGGACACCAATTAACAAAGTTATAACGCCGCGCCGAAGTATCTACATTAAGACCTACTGGGTCGTAGCCCGGCAGGGGGATTTGACGCGGCTGATTCCAATTGTACACTCTATATTCATTAGCAGGCGATTCTTGCGCTTCAATTCTCCTGAATAAATGAACCATTCGCCGCATCAGAGGCCTAAGCGACTTCACTGTTTCACCCATAGTGACCATGCCTATAAGATCACGCTTGTCACTAGGGTTAGCAAAGGCCAATGATTTATGTTCATCTGCTACGGGAGTCCCCACAGCCGGAGTAGACTGTACATCAGCGAAAGAGCTGAGTTCTCCAGACTGCGTGGGAGCACGCGACGACAGTTTGACACTAGGTCCTATCGGCGCCGCGAACTGCGTATTATCACCAGCATTAAAATAGAATAGAATAATTGCGTCGTCCGAATCGTCCGGGGAAGACAACTCGGTCTCTACGGATAAAGTAATAATACCATTTCGATAAATATCGTCAAAAGCTAAAGGTGCGGACCCCATCTGGTAATATTCGTTAGTGGTGTTATCTCTCCGCGATTGCTTCCACATATTGTCGTTCAGCCATGGTGCCGTAATCGTAACCTCTCGATCCACTGAGATATCGATCACTTTCGAAAGCTGAGTAACCTGGTCAACAGAACTAGAGTCCTGATTTTCCCAGGACAACAACAAACGTCCTCGGTGGAAGTTGCTCGCGACGATTTTAATAGTTAGCTGAATGTCTCCTCGCCAATACTTAAACATGTGTGCCACGTGGGAGAACGGCGTACGCTGAATTTCAACATAGCCGGTTCTCGCATTAGTACTTTTTACACCGGGCTCGCATGCTACAGCGGCAAGTTGCGTCCCGCGCGAATCGGCAGGTTTCCATGAGTAGGCGTCAAGATAAGTACGTCTGGTGACCAGGCTGGCCACCGTCAGTTCATCGGTTCCGTCTAGACCCACTGTTCTACTATCCACAGTAAGCTCATTCTTAGGATCAAGAGTAAGCTTTGCTGTAGGGTCACTGATCTCAGGAGAGGCCAGAGAGTGGAACGGCATGTCTTTAAACGGCATGACATTACTCAGGACGACAGGATCGGAGTAGCCATAACTTCTCGCCACCTCGGCTGAGGATTCAGCCGCAACTTGGGTGGCTAGCATGAAAGGCTTGAGAGGAGGAATGAGCCAGCCGACCCAACCCGCCATGGTCGATACATTGTCGGCTGTTGTAGAAACAGGAGCTTTACCGTACTCATCCTCTGTCCCCGTGACCCACGCCATACCGCGCCCAACATTATCTGCTGCGGTTTTAAAACTGCTCTGAGGCAAGGCGTGCGAGCTCAACGAGCTGCCACCCTCCACATCCACAGAAATAGAATCATAAGGGTCATCTTCCCATACTTTATCTACAAGGCGGTTGAGTTTCCGTTTAATGTCCCTGATCATTAGGCGTCGAGCTCGGCCCGAGAACGGCATGCACTGCGGCATGAGATCCTCAGAAAGAGCAGCAACATCCGTCAAACCATATAGAGACACATCAGACATCCAAGCATAGAGAGTCATCGAAATCGTGGTCTCGCCGGCTCCCTTCGATACACGAAGGAGGGGAGTAAGCGAAATCAGATCCAAGGCTCCCATACTCTCAAATTCCTGAAGGTTGGCAACTCTAATAGCATTTTTCTTACTAATAAACGGTAATTTCATTTCAAAACCTTGACTTGTATTTATAGAAGCATAAGCATGAGGTCGTTGTGATATAGTATTAAGGTATAATTTATTAGGTACAGCTGACAAGGGTTGGCTAACAGACTTCTCCAAGCCATATAGTGTGTACGGCCTATAAGCCGCCATAATTTCCCCATAACAAAAGGGGGTACCATTAACTACTAGCTTAAGATGTAAATTTCCCCGTAAATATGAATAATTCTGTAGTTTATTTTTAATTTTAGGGTTATTAGCAAACAAGTGCCATACAGCTATATCCTGGTGCTTTAAATACACACCACCGGCGGACGACCAAGTATAATTAGCAATAGGAACAGGCCTCTCTAGGAAAGAACCGAGTCCAGCAATATCAGAAGTACCGTCGGCAAAAGTGGGGTCAGTAGTGTCTTTGTACAAAAGGACGTCTCCAGTGTTAGCATCATTAAAAGTAATTTGTTGGTGATCAGTTTTCTGAGGGGTGTCGTCCAGTGTATTTACATGAGTACGAACCATATCACGCTGAGAAGCGGACATAGTCCTCTCGGAGATATCTGACATGTTATTGGTAGAATCTTTAGAATCTATTGATATATTTGTGTTGTTAGTTGTAGAAGCAGGTAATATTAAACCACCGGTGCTTACCCAGGCACCGGGGCGCTTTGTGGTAGTTGGGCACGCGAACCCAAGGCTAAATAGCCTTCTCACGCTGGCTCTGTCGCATATGAGGTGAAACACCACTTGATTCACACCCACGGATCGAACAGAATACCCTCCGGTTTTGGTTAGCCGCAACACGAGGTACCAGAGGACCCCGCGGAGGACATTAGTCCTCCAATTTGGAATTTTCTCGCCACTGCCGCACAAGCGACTCCCAAGAAGGGAACGTGGACTTTTCTACTAGACCTGAAATATTAAGTTGGTCAATAACTTTCTTAAGCATCTGTGTCTTTTCTTCGAAAACATCTCTACCGTGGAAAAAATACTCCCGCACGGCACTAGCACAACATGCAATAAATTGAGCTTCTTTAGTGATAGTTTGAGAACGAACATTTACAAGTAGCGACCTTTCAATGGAGGCCAGCTCTAAAGGTGCGGCATAATCACCGAGTTCTTCAGAATATACAAATTTACGCTTTAAAAAAGATATTTCCTCTACTGGAATAAATGGTACGCTGTCCGCATCTTTATCGGCCATAGTATAAGTTACACCGACACTGCTTAAGGCCTTAGATATAGCCGTATGATTAAACCATGGGACGAGTGGGCTAACACCCATAACGTTATCGTCACCGTAGGTCATAAGAGCGACGTGATTGTCAAACTCCGAAACCGGCATCTCATCTTGGATCATCATCCAGGCACAGCGCATATAAAAAGCATTAACAAATCCATTAATAATAACAGTAAGGGGATGACCAGACGGATTACTTCCGAAAAACTCTACTAGGTCACCAAAATAATTAGTTAGCGGGAAGGCCGAGTCTTCAGCAACGGTCCTCATAGCGAGGATATCCTCAGCATCAAAATTGCCAGACCATTCCGCGAGATCTATAATAAGTTCATAAACAGCTTTAATAATTTCGGGCGACATATTCTTATCAAATTTCTTATAGTCTCCGGCCACCATAGTCTCGGTGCCGAACTTAGTAATATAACGATAAATATCACCCCACTCGCTAGATTGGCATCTCGTCCCTGGGCCGCTCTCGAATAGGATGGTGTTGTGCTGCACTAAGCGTACAAGCCACAATAAATATTTCCTTACATTAAGGCCCCAGACAATAGGGCTTCCGCTAAAAACGCGGGTATTACCTTGTTCAATCTTCTCAAAGGGTCTGGGTTCGTCTTTTAGTGCGGCATTAAAAACCGGGTGAATTCGCTCTCCTTTGCGCATGCGCTGTTCAACATCAGCAACAATCGCAGCAATTTCTTCTATAAACTCAACACGGTCACCGCTAGTGAATACCATAAAATTCATTTTCTTACTATTGTGCGGAAAACCCATAGACGTGGAACGGGGCACAGCATCCACAAAAGGAACGCCGTCAGCGCCATTAAGGGCCACGTCGGTCGTCACAACGTGCATCATTTCAATATCATCAGGCTTAAGTTGAGACGTTATCTTATTAAATACTGCCTCCCGGATAGCATCATAGTAGTGAGCCGGAATAACAGGCTTGTGCGCCGTAAGAGGCTTAAGAGACAAGTGCTTGGGTACCCAGTGACGACGCCCTGACATAACAGGAGCACCATGGGCCCTCTTCATACCATATTGAGCTTCGAGGATCTCACAAGCTACACTAGGCTCGACGCGCGAACGCGGGTGAACACTGGGGCAACTAAGAGAACCATACACACGAGCAGCACCCTACACAAACTGTAGTGTCGATTTCGGGTGCAGATCCTTAATTAACTCTTCGGGGGCACGGTTGTCTCGTGATAGCATGAAAACGCCTAATTTAATTGTCGGTCCGAATTTATCCATAAGTTTCTTTAGAATAGGTAACTTAACTAGAGTGGCACCAGCTAGGTTCCGCTCGCCGACTACGTGGATGCCAGCTATAAACGGGCCTTGGGGGCTATCAGCCACCAGCGGCGAGCCACACATACCATTAAAAGGTTCAATATCACGAACAGTAGACTGGTAAATTTCAATAGTGGTATCTAATGGAATAGACTTATAAACACGATGGGTTGAACCTGTACAATGAACTTTCTTAATAGAGCCGTCATCCCATCTTACTAGATAATTAGCAAGGACAGAAGTATTAGTATCAATAGGGAAATATTTAGTAATATCAGTTCGGGGTGGCAGACAATCGAGCTGGAAAACGCATAGATCATTGTCAACATCTCTCTCAATCTTCTTTGCACTCAGGGATGTGTGCACATTCTGGGAGATAGAGACATCAACAGGACCAGATATCACGTGCAGCTCATAGTCATTAGGACCTTCAGGTAAACAATGGTTATTAGTTAAATATAAATTTCCTCCGACCCCTAGGGCGCGAAACTCAGTCATTTTGTTACCGGAGTTACACACAACGCGAATACAGGCGCGGGAGATCAGCTCTTCTTTCTTCTGGAGCTGGCCTCTCGAACCACGCGAGGCTTCAGACAATTCAAGCTTAACGCCAACAGGGTCAAAGGTGGGATAGGGACTAGATCTTGGCTTAGTTTTTACAGTTGGGGCCTTCTCCGTAGCCTGCAGAGATAGCTTATTCCTCATACGAGCAAGGAAGTAGCCGCCTGCAACGGTCGTACCCAGCAGAGCGATGGCGGTAGGCACCAAATAAGATGATGCAACACCACGCCCAGCTGAAACAAACACAGCACGGAGATCCTTACTTCTGGGACCCCAGGGCCACCTGATAATACCAAAGACCTGATTCTTAAATGAACAAAATTTACGGTAAATACAGCTTAGTATCCAAAATGTTGTATATTTAGCAACTAAATTAGGAATAGCCCCGGCCAAATAAGTGCACATAGTTATAATACCTATAGTCTCTACAACTGAAACCTGAGGTAGTGCACAGGAGCAAAGGGCATCAATTTTATTACACTTCTCGCATAAACGGAAAGGAGCGTCATCGGCAAACTTAGAAAGCATCACCTCCTGCTGAGCATAATGTGCTCGGGCATCTTCAGCCACAAAATTTAGAAGTTCCGCAATACTGCTGGTAGCAAATAATAATACATTCTTATGCATACCGTCCTTAATATGGGACGAATCGGGCTCAACCCTAAATACTTTAAAGTTCCATATATCAGACAATAACCCTTTATCTAGGGGGCATTTGGAAGAGTCCACTCGCCCATTAGTACAATACTCGGGCTTAGCAATAACCTCAATTTTAATATGCATGCGCCGGTGCACAGCCAAAGGCGTAGTAAACCATTTATCGGCATTTATGTGCTCGGCATTAGAAGTTACAATTACTAATTTAGCTAGACATGGTGTTTTACCCTTATCAGAAATATCTGCTTGCTCCAGGCTCGTGGGCGCATTATTACACACCACAATAAGGCCGTCAACCATAGGGTCGGATTGGGCATTAGCGGGATTAACCTGACCAGCGTCGTCAAAAACAATACACCAGTGGGAACTCGCATACCCGTTCCAGTGCTTCTCTAGCGAACGGTAATACATATGTTTAGTGTCAATAGGATAGCCCATGGTGCCTCCAATGGTCTTAAAAATGAGGTTCGTCATATTCGACTTACCATGACCAGGAGGTCCGAATAGGTGAACACCGTAGGGTTGGACACGTTGTTTGCGGGTTTGCTCGATTTGGATAAGATCGGAAAGGCGAAGACGCCACATCGACCATTGTCCGGCAATGCCGGACGCTTCCTTGAGCTTTGCCTGCTGACACATCTCTTTCATTTGGTATAACTTATCGACATGGTCTTGAACATCAGCAATTAGTTTAGTAGAGTCATCAGCTCCTGCGGGTTTAGAAAGCCGCTCATTAACTCTTACCTGGAGCTCTACTCCTTCTTCAAAAATCTTAGCATAATTTACTTCATCATGGAAAAATGTAGACATAATTCCAGTGGACCACACCTGCCAACCAGTGCGCAAAACCCACTGCACAGTCTCAGCAAGAGCTTCGAACATATTAGTGGCAGCGGTCTCACGCTTAGCATAGGCGCGTTCCATCTGGTTATAATTTAAACTTTCAAACGAGAAGCCCCAGGGGGCCAATAATTTATAAGAGAGAGCAAATAAAAATAATCGGTTTAGGTTCTTAACAATACGAGAATCGCGGGTAGTCCGCCATCCATCAACTAGCATATCAATATACTTAAGAACGGTAGGTTGTTCGGAACTAGACTGAAGTTTCCAGCCACTAAACTCATCAAATATCGTGTCGCTAAGGGTCGGCAAATATAGCACCATAGTTTCGGACACGCTCCTGTCAGTAAATCGACGCGCGAAGGCGACGAACGCAGCAGCGACCGCAGCGGCAGACTGAGCGTCATGCAGCTGCTGTCCAAGAATAATAAAACCCTCCGCAATATCGACGTGGCTAGGCATATTAGATTGTAACTCCGCGAAGGAGGAAATGCCATTAGACGAGGTGGAGTCTCTGAAAAGCTGCTCAACATTATTCATTACACTTTTAAACATTTTATCAAGCAACTCCTCTTTATCGAGTAATTCAATTTCACCAGCATGGGCCATATCTACAAGGTTTCTGATAGGGGAGTCAAAATTATCTTCATTAATATTACCATTATCTACAGCACCTCCTTCTACATAACAGCTATCAAAAATTTCTGCCAATAAATATTCTGTATCATCACTAATAATGGAGGCGAAAGAGAGATCTTCAACTATCTCAAGAGGGTCGTACCTATTTTCAGTAGACAGGGCCACAATATCATCACTATCGGAGTCGGACGAATAATCGTCATCCCAAACGAGGGCGCGATGGTCATCAAAATCCGAATACAAGTTATGAAGTGGGTAAAGAGGGTGAACGGCCGATTTAATAATAGAGGCCTCACCTCCCTCCCAATAATCGTAAATAGAGAAATCATCATTGTCAACAAAGGACTGATAAAGACGGCGATCTACTTCGCGATAATAATCCTCCGGGTCCAAAGGGCCAAAGCAGCCCAAGAACCTTCCTCGTCGGGGAATAATGCTGCCGCCATAAGACAGAAGCTCCCGGTTGGGAGTCTGAGGGGGGGTAATCTCCTCACAACTCGGAGGCGTAATCGTAATACATAATCCTGAGTGTACTTCATACTCTTCAACTTCAATTGAGCTCGCAAAGGAGCAAGTCTCATCTTCGTAAATGGTTTGGTCACAGGGATTCGCAGTCAAAGTACGATCCTCAAGGGTTGACTAACCCAAGAGGTCGGTGGGTATGTGTGTGAATTATCGGGTACCCTCACACAGTCGCTAAATAACGACCTAGGCACAGTGTAGACAGCACTCTTCTAACAGGTCCAATTGATCAATCAAGTATACCAAGCTTGACAGATTGGAGCTGTTTCTAATCAAAGAGAGCATCACTGGGTTCCACTATTTCCGTGTAATTCGCTATCCTTCACCCCATAAAAATGGGGCTGTCAGGCCAGCACAGACCATGGTTTAAATTCTTATCTTCTGAGCAGTCTCGGGACCGAAGTCCTATGAACAAAAGATCGTCGTCCATGTGAATGTGGTAGGCGTCAAAGAACAGCTAGCTACGTGGCTTTCGTGGCCGGCTAAAAGTTTTGTTGCGCTTTTAAAGTTGCACTAACTTCTTATGTAATCTTCAAGTTGCTACTTCAGTACTAAATGCACGTCCTCAAACGAGGAAAAGTCAAAGTCTGGTCGAGAAATCGGCTTACATATACATACAGTACAAAACAATTATCAAAAAGGCCAGGCGGCACTCGTGTGTCGTCAGGTCAATAAGACAAGAGCAAAAGACGCTGCTAGCAACAGCAAGAAAATCATATAAGACGTGAGGGAGTAATCCCC